CCACTTGTGTCTGTTATTTTAAATTCAAAAGTAAATGTGTCTTCAGGTCTATTTCTAAATTCATGACCTAAATGATTAGCTACTAATGCTGTTTTTAATACATCTCCCACTAATTGAAATTCTGATGTTCGGTCATTGTTTCCACCGTCTTCTACAGATTCTAGTGTATATGTTTCACCTGAAGGTGAATTACCTAAGGTATCTGTATAGCCTAATGTTGCTATATTAGTATTTGCTGCAATATTTTCAGCAAATGTGTTTGCGGTTAATGATATATTATTAGGGGTAGAACCAAGCGACGCTTGTATATTTTCATTTAAGTCGCTTATTAACCCAGCTGTAGATGTTTCAAAATATATATCTAAAGCAGAAATAAAAGGATCAGTTTCTAAAACACATAAAGCTGTGCCAGGAGCGGATCCACTTCCAAAGCCATCTGGTAATTCCGCAACTATAGGGTTTCTATCCTTGTTAACAACAGAGTTATTTTGGCCAATATGATTTGAACTACCAAACTGATCAGCTTCACCTATTGCAATTATTTCAACAAAATCAGTTGTGTTTTGTTGTTTATGACCATTACCTAATAATCCATCGGCAATGCCAGTAGCATCAACATTTAATATTTTAGGTAATAATTTTGTTTTAGAACTTGCAATAGTATTATCTAAACTATTATCTAATATATCTCTAGGAACTTTATTAACATTATCTCCAAATAAAGTAATCCACGAGCTTTTGTCACTTGTTGGAAAGTTATCTATTAATGATGGAACATAAACATTGTCATATTCTTGCTGCGCTTGTTTAACAACAACTTTATATGAATACCAACCATAAGGATTAGTAGCTGAGTCATATACATCAGTAATAATGGAACCAAAATCTATATTTAAAGCAGTGCCATTCCATCTATTAGCATTACTATAGGTTCCGTTATCAAACGGTGTTACAGCAGTCCCCGCTTTAGGTGTTACAAAAGTTGTATTTGTAGTAGGTAAAAATACCGTGGACTGTCTTCCATATTTATCAGATAATACTAATCCTACAGAATACTCTCTATTTTGTTTAACAGAATGCAATAAATATTGTGTATTATACCTAGTTTGATCCCTATTAGTTACACTAATTTCATCTTTATTATTTACAAGATTTGTTATAGGCCTATTTATTTTAAAATTACCATATATAATTCTATTACCCGAAACCTCTTGAGTTTTTGCTTTTAAAGGCACTATATCTGCAACTCTTGTTATATCTTGTTCTGGCAATGTTTTAATAGGTTTTGATGAGTCATATATATACTCTATGCCATATCTTAATTTACCCTTTGTATCTGTTCCAGGATCAACCCTGTGTTTTATTATTGCATTTAAAGACGTTTGCCCTGTAGGTATTTTTATAGTTTCAACAACTTTAATAGCAGGGCTGTCGGACTCTGCGTAAACTATTTCAACTCTTTTTATACTTAATGGATTTGTATAGTTAGATATATTTTTAAAAAAGTATAGTTTTTCACCATGGAGTATTGCATGCTCAGCCGGTATTTCTTCATTAAATTTTATGGTTGAATCTAAAGCTAAGTCACTATTTTCAGTTATAGAATGAACAGTGTATTTATCAGCTCTTTCAGTAAGCATTGTTGTTGTATTATCAATTACGCCTGATGCGCTGCCTGATGGTACAGATATAGAATTTATAGTTTGATTTGACTGTGCAACACCAACTAAATGTGCATCTACAGCAACAGTACCTGTATTACCCGCGTTTGCTGAAGCAACATTATTTTTTGATTGATCAGTTGGTAAATCTATAAATAAACGAACTCTATTTACCATGTTCTGCATCATGTCAACCACTGTTGTTTTTTGAATTTGTGTAGACTCTGTGGCGTTAATAACCCCAGCTTCTCCATCTTTAAAACTACCATTATTTATATTTTTACCTTTTCCAGGTAAAAAACACGTTTGTGTAAAAGGAGATATTAAAGAAACTTCGTTATTAGCGTATACATATCTATATCCAAATTTAACAAATTTATCTCTTATATGTAAGCTAGGAACTGCACTGGTAGAAACTTTTGTCATTCTTACTTTTGGCGCAGCATACGGCGCAACTTGAGCAACGCTGATTCTATCTTCAAAAAAATCATCGTCCGGATATGACGTTGTTTCTATGTTTATCCTTCTAGGTTGATTATAGTTATCAGTCCAAAACAATAGGTTACTTAATTGATTAGCATGGTGTATATGATGATTTTTAGAAAAATTTAATTTTTTATTATCAATAATTATGGTAGGGGTAGTATTTTCTATAGTATTTATTTTGTATATTCTACAAGTATGAGAAAAAGTTAAAGCAACTCCATTTAATGTTGTTTGTGCAGATTGTGCTTTATTTAATACTATTGTTGAAATATTGTTTGTTGTAGATATTGATTGTACAAATGTATTGGCTGTAACGCCAGTTCCAGTTACCTGCATACCAATCTGTATATCATAATTTGATGCATTAGCTATACTAACTAATCTATGCCCCGTTGTAGCGTCGTTATGGGTTACGTCATTAGTTCCAACAACAACGTTTATAGCGGCTTTATGATTTAAAACATTATCACTAGTTGGGCCAGCAAATGAAGTTACAAACCAAAACACATCCCCTGTTTGTGAATTTGCATAATACCCTATGGTGTCCCATAGTGAAAATATTTCATCTTGTAAATTTACAATTGTACTTACTGGTAAACCAAGAGAAGTAGTATACTGTATAGTGTTACCTTTAATATTTTGAACTGCACCAACATTGCTGCTATCTGATTTTGCAATTTTAATGTTTTGACCGTCTCTATATTGTCCCTTAGGTAATATTCTATCGTCAAGGTCTTTATTCATTTTACCCTGAAGAAAACTACTTTTTATTTCTGGCATTTATTAATTTTTAATTCGTTTAGATTTGCCCCTCATAACCTGCTCTAGTTCACTTATTTTATAACTAGATAATCTTATTTTAGCATTTCTCATAGCTGCTCTTCTTTCTTTTCTAAATCTATTTATAATATATTCAGGAAAGTTTGCTCTTCCGCTTGCTAAAGCATGGGTTATATATTTATATATTGCATCTTCTGCATACTTATGAACTTTCATTTCGTCATCAGTACCAAGCCCGTCAGATATATATTTTATGGTAATAACTTTACCTGATAACTCACTGCTAAATGTAAATTTACCATTTAATTCGTCAACAATAAATACTCCATTTTTTTGTGACAACTCCGGGTCTAAACCAAATCTTTCTCCATAGTTAAACATTCTTTCAGCTGATCTATCTGCACTATAATTAAGATTTTCATCTTGTAAATCTCCTGACAAATTAGTATGATCAAATGAATTAAATCTATCTTGTGTTACTGGAAACCCTGTTAATAAGCTGTCATCGTTATCAAATAAATAATTATAATCATCATCTTGTAAAATAGATTGAGATGGATTAGACGAATATCTTGAAGGATATATTATATGTTCAATACCTGCCGCATCTACACTAGACAATCTAACATAGTGGACATAGTCTTGAGGCATTGGTACACTTAATGATGGGCTTACTTCAATTTCTTGTATTTTTTCAACTCTGGCTATATCATAGGCAAACTCTTGTATTCCTCTTTTAGCATGGAATAACACTTCCGTTCTTTTGCATGTGGGTATCAATTTACCGTCCCCTACATAAACCATCATATAATTATTTATTATATTAATTAATGATATATATCTATAATCTCCGTGTTTTCTATTTATTAATTCTATTATTAAAATATCTCCAGCCGTTCTTCCTGCGGTAAAAATAACTTTGCCAGCATTTCCACCTGTTGATGAATAATTATATAAATCATCATCAACCTCAGAGCCATTAATACGAATAATAAATTCAGATTCATTTGCGGGTAAAGGATCTAATGTTAATAGAAATTCTGTTTGACCTGCTGTGGCTGTAAATTTCTGACTATTATTATAATACTGAAAATGTGTTTTTGTTATAAGTCCCATTTATATTAATTTTCTAATTGTATTTGTTTTCCTTCTTCTTGGGCCGCTGCTGACACAACAGTTGGATCTGATATTACTACTCCTGCATATTTCAATATACCTAATACTAAATCAACTCTGTCCGATTCATGCAATGTAAAATTTGTTTCACTATTATCTGTAACAAACGTTAAGGCACCTGTTGTAGAATTAACAGTGTGTTTCCAGTTTATTTCATCAGGTATTTTTATATATTCAATAAGTAAATTACCTAATGTCCAGCTTCCATCTGATAATGCAGGTTCAACAATTATATCTGTTGCTCTCTGATAATATACAGGAAATGATTTTGTTGGTTTAGTTAAAGGAGAGGAAAGTAAATAAGATAATTTACTTTTTTCAACTTTTTCTAGTTGAATAGTTTTATTAGTTATACTAATATTTATTGTTTTAAATAAATCTGTTGGTAATGTTCCAATACCATTTGTTAACGTAATGTCTGCTTGTTTAAAAAATGGATCTATTTTTTGTTCAATTTTTTCTGGTATATTACCATAATCATTCACGCCCGCTCCTCTATAATGTTTTACAACAGCACGGTTATAATCGTGAAAGTTTTTTTCTAGTATATCAAGTTGAACCTGAATACCAATTTTTTCAAATTCATCAGGCGTTAAGAATCCTCTTGATTCTTTATTTAGTATTGATAATACTGTTTTATATACTTTATCAACTGATATTGCCATAATATTTATTTATATAATGATTAAGCCGCTTATAGCGGCCTAACCACTATAAACAAACTATTTAAGTTTTTTCTCTATTGTTTTGTAAACCTCAATACCTTCGTCTGTTTTAAACCATGCTGTCAAAGCAGAATATGGATTTTCATCAAACGGTACAGTAAATAGTTTTCTTTTGTTTTTACCTGCAGTAAATGTTCTTTGATCAGAAGATAAACCTAATACCCCCATTTCTACAGCTTTTATACCTAAGTTTCTTATATTAATGCTATCGTCATTTGCTAATTCTAAGAACAGTTCAGGATTGCCTTTAGCCATTAAGAATAAATCTCTTTTTAACTCCTTAGTGCTCATCTTAGACACCTTAGAACCTCTTTCCGTTCTAACTATAGCTTCAACCTGGTCTATATCCATTGACATAGCGGCTTGCATAGCTTCAAACTCTACATTTATTTGTTCTAATTCATCTTTAGCAAGTTCTTCAGCATTAAATTCTTCATATATATTATCTTTATCTTTATGATATATTGATAATATTTGTTGTAATACAGCTTTTTCTTTAGGTACATTTAAAACACCATCATAAAATATAATGTGTTCTAATCTTGCTTCACCTTTGAATTCATCTACAAAAGGTGTTTTTTGGTTTATTGTATACGTTATAGCTCTTTCATAGCCTTTTTCTTCATCAAACCACATAATGTTTTTTGATTTAAGTATATATACAACAGGCTCTTTATCGCCTTTTAAAAAATATTGTCTATCTTTATATTCCCATTTTGGCTGTTTAGCCTCAACAGGTTTTTGTTTTTTTGTTTTTTCCATGATATAATATAATAAAAATTTTAAAATAATATAAGGGCTGGGTGCCGAAGCACCCGTTGCCTTATAATATTATGTATTATGCTTTAAATAATACAAAGTTGTTAGCCGCTTGTACAACTAAACATCTTTCTGATAAGTAATTGATTTGCATTACGTCATCTCCTGATGCTGTTGCTCCGCCGACTGATCCAGTAATCCAAGATTTCATTTTTCTATCGTCTGCCTGAGAAGCTCTATATCTTACATGTAAGAAAGGTCTTCTAATGTTTTGCCCTAATTGCTGATCATACACAGATGATGTTCCAGCAGGTACTAATACCCCTTGAATATCACCGAATAATCCTCTAGCTGATGGGTTGTTCATATATTTCCAGTCAGTTTTATAAAAATCATAAGATCCTCTTCTAAATCCTCTAAAGCCTAGGTTTAACGCCATGTCTTCAGAATTTTCAAATACTCCAAATGCAGTACCACCAGCTGAACCAGCAGATACATTTGCAAGACCGTCATCTAAAATTAAATTAGCGTCTCTATTTAAGAATAACATATTTTCTTCAATAGCACCTTGCTTATCTAGGTTTTTTAGAATTAAGTCAAAATCAGAAATAACGTCGCTTGCTGCATCAAATGCATCTGCCGCTACGATACCTCTATTTTCAAGAGCTGAGAAAAGTCCTTCAGAACCAACAGCGTCACCGCCTGAAATACCATGACCTGATACGCTAACATAAGCTGCGTCAGTATCAATAGTGTTAGCTGCATCACCTTTAACTGCTTCAATCATTGACATTTCTAGATAATCTTCAAATCTCATTCTTGTGTCACCTTCAGCTTTTAAGTACCATAAATAACCACCAACACCTGATTCACCAGATACTTCAACCCATCCAATCTGAGCTGTGTCAGAACCAGAGATTTCAAATCTGTCTTTTAAGATAATTGGTTTGTTAGATAATACTGAAAACTGTGGAGTAACTGATCCTGCCATAGGGCCTGAGCCTTTAATAAATTCAGAACCATAAACAAAAAATGAACATTTGTTTGATCCACTGTCAGTTGCTGTATCAAATCCAGTTACAGCGCCAACTGTTGCGCCACCTGCATAAGGTAGTACAGTTAATGTTGTATTGTCTGATGCTACAGCTTTTACATAACATTTGATAACAGTTGGAGAAGCTTGTAAGTCAGATAGCACAATTGTTTGTCCTACTCTTACAGCGTGTGTTCCACTGTTTGCTATTGTAATAACACCTGAGTCAGTTACAGATGCGTTTTCGTATGCTAAGTGCAATCTACCTTGCTCAGACCAAATAACTTGATCAGAAGCCATAGGCATTTCTGCGCCCACCATTCTCAAGAAAGAAGAAACTGAACGGTTTCCGTATCTTTCAACTTCTTGAGCATATAATTCAGGTAAATACTGTTGTGACCAGTTTGCTCCACCTGAACCATGAAAATTCAAATAATTGTCCGATAGTACTGCTTTACTCGCGTTAGGAGTAATGTCAGTAGGTAACGAACTAAAAGTTGCATTTGCCATAATTTTTAAATTTTAAAGTTTAGTAATTTTTAAGTTTAAGTTTTAGCTTAGAATTACTATCCCCTGTTATTGCTCTAACTTTTAAACCACCGCTTTCAACATAACCATCTGAAGTTTTTCTAGGATTCATATTAATGTTCTTAGCATCTTTAGATAATTGTTTAATTGCGTCAGATTTACCTTGTTGGTAAAAATGGTTAGCTAGTGCGTCAGGATTTTTAGCCGCAAATAAAGCTTTATGAAAATCGCCTGAGTTTTTAAGAAGGTTATTCTTATCAACATATTTATCAAAAACATTTGATAAAGTTTGAGATTCTTTTTCTTTATTTACATCTTTTATATTGAAACGATATTTTTTATCGTCAACATTGAAATTAAAACCTTTAAAATCTTTGTTAAAAACGTTATTTGTTTCTTTAGTAAAATGTGATGTTTGCTTAGCCAGTAATTGTTCTGCTGATTTTTGCTCATCATTGTAGCGGTTGAAAAATTCAATTGCTTTTTGCTGTTCAGGAAGTAAATTAGAACCCAACTTGACTTCTTTATAATAATCCTTTTTCAGGTTTTCTAAAAAGCTTTTTGCACCTGCAACCTCTTCTTTTAGAGCTAAATTTTTTCTTTTTTGTATTCTCTCATCATCTAAATCTTCATCAACTGAAAATTTATCTTCTAATAAAAATTGTATTTCATCATAAGATAGATGAGGTTTTGTTTGTTTATAATACTCTACAAGTAGTGTATTATCATCAACATTAGAATAATCTGCATTTAATCTTACATAATCCTCTAATGTCCCACCAGTTTCATTCATAAATTTTACCAGATCTTCTACGTTTTCTGGTAAATCTAATTTAGATTCTTGTGTTTCTTCTTCCGATAATATTTCTTCTTGTTCCGATGCGGCGTCGGCAGCCTCAGGGCCTCTATCCACTCCTGCCTCGTCAACTGTATTTGTTTCATTAGTTTCATCGGTTACTTCTTCTATTATCGGTGATTCTTCTATTTTTTCTTCTTCGCGTACTCCTTGCAGTTCCACTTCGGCTTCTTCCCCAGTTTTTTCATTCTCGCTGCTTCCGCGTAGCACGCCATCCTCTGTTTCTTGTTCTTGAACGGCATCTTGGTTTTCTTTTGATTTATTAACTTCGTCTACATTTACTTTGTACATACCGTCTTCTTCAACGGTTACACCGGCGTTTTGTAATACCTCTTTTTCTTGTTCAGCTATAGATTTTGGTTCTTCCGCCTCTAAAGCTTGTACTTTTAATTCTTCTGCCATAATATAATATTATATAATTGTTAAAAATGTTATCTTGGTTCAAATTGTTCTAAACCAAACCCGCCTAAGTTATCAAATCCAGCGGATTCAAAGTTTTTTGGCGGCTTACCAGATTTTCTCTGGTCAATCAACTCACTTTGTTGAGTAGCTTGTATTTTTGTTCTTTTATCTTTACGATCTTCTTTATACTTTTCTTTATTATTAATTACATTTGATTCAGCTTGTTTAAGTTTCATATTTAACATAAACTCATGCTCCATTAGTTCTTTCTTAATTGCAGCTTCTCTTTCCATTTTTGCAATATCAAATTGTGTTTGTGCCTCAGCAATCTGCACTTTGCTTTGTGCTAAACCTTGTTGCTTTTGCATTTCAGCTTGAGCAGCTGCTTGAGATGCTTGAGCGTTAGATTGAGCGTTAGCTTGAATATTTTGTAGTTGAGTTTGTCTATCTTGTTCAAACTTTTTCTTTCTTCTTAACTTTAATAATTGGTTTGCTAATTTTAAATTTTTAATTTCTCTAACATCAATAGCGTCATCTAACTCAATTTGTTTTTGTTGCAATGCCATTTGTATATTATTTTCTAATAATTGTTTTTCGGTATCATCAGGTGTTAATTCTAAAAATATACCAAAATCATGTAAATGCAAAGAATGCAGTTCTTTTAAAGTTCCCGCATTAAATTTACCTAAAGTTTCAAATAAAGCATTTGATGTATTAGAATACTCTAAAACATCGGATATTCTTAACGATATACATTCAGCTGTTTTTAAAGTTAGATATAAACCAGCTTGCAATATGTGTCTAGTAGCTGTATTACTATTAGCAGCAGCTAATTTTTGTAAACCCACTAAAGCTTGGCCATCAGGCATGCTGCCGTCTCTTGCTTCGTTAAGCCCGGTAACATCTCTCATCATTTGTAAATAATAATTATAAGATTGTATTAAGCTTGATAGCTTACCGCTGCCGGTACCTGATCTTAATTCCTGTATAGGCACTTTAGAATTATTAAAATCACCGTCTTGTGTCATTGATCTACCAATAACACTACCGGTTTGGAAGTACATATTCAACGCTTCTTGTGGATTATAATTTGTTCCATTACCTAAATCTACTTCCGCAATGCCGTCCGCATCTAAGAATACACCGTCTGGTACCATTCTTGCAAGAACCTGTTGTAATTTTAAATGCGTTATTTGAATCATATCTGCAAAGGATGTCATTCTGCTAACTAATGATTCTGGCTTACCTTTATATATTCTTGGAGCTACTATATTATAACTCATTTTAACCTTAGTAATATCAGACTTAGGACGAGTCATATTGATAGCTTTATTCCATTTTAAAATTTTATCCTGCCCAACTATTTTAACACCACAATATAGACACTCTATGGATCTTTGTACTTTTTCAAACCTAGATCTAGAATCTTTAGGAGGGTTAAATTCATCCGTTTTTTCTATTGATTTTTCAGCTCCCGACGCGGTTTGTTTTATTTTATAAACTTGGTTTTCAAAAGTTTTATATTCAAAATACAATATATGAACCATGCTTTTATCATTGGAATCTGAATTTACATAAGCTCTATTGTACATTTTATGATTAGAGCCATAATCTTCTAATTTTTTTATATCTTCTTTAGTTAATTGTGGGAACTCCTTTTTCAATTGAGTTATACTAACTTTTCTTACTTCACCTACATAATATATATCATCAAAATATGGTGATTCTGTATAAGAATATACTATATCAGCGGGATCAACATAATCTAATTTTATCCCTTCTGCTGTATTAAAACTATTTTTAACACAAGCCATGCCTAAAGTTACAATATCATAATCTAATCTTTTCTTTAATAAATTATAATTGTTTACATCAAATACATTATTTATAGCTTCTTCTTCAGCTATTTCAACAGCTTGCTTGTAATTTAATTGCATATGTAAAGCTAACTCATCATTATTTTCAGGAAGATCTTTAGTTTCAATTTTAGTAGCCCTAGTGTCTACATTTAATAACTCTTTTGCTTTTTCATTAAATTCTTTAGTACGCATATCCCTTAGTATATCCTCCATATACTTAGTTCTTTTTTCATTAGCAGTTTTATCTATAGAATATGCTTTTAAATCATAAGCTCTTTCTGAAATACCATTTACAACTATATCTACAAACTTAGGTATAATAGGTACCGGTTTCCAATCTAAATTAAGGTATGATAAATCACCATTAATTGATAATTCATTTTTATATTTTTGAACACTTTGCTCGCCTCTTGCATATAGTTTTAATCTATGAAATTGATCTCTGTTTGCAAAGTAACGGGTACTTCCTGAGTCTTTTTTAAACCATTCGTCCTCTATAGCTTTACCAACTTGTAATCCATATTTAGGATCTGCTTTCTCAATGTCTGGCACTGCCTGACTTGGAAAAATACCTTTAGTTGCTACTTTCATTTATTGTATTATTTTTGAAATGTTTCCTTTGTTGTTATATTTAGCAAAACTAAAATTAACTGTACTGTTATATTCTTTTTTAATTTTTGGTGCATATAGATGTCTATTGCATGCCATTATAGCTAAACCTGAGCTAATAGCTGCATCAAATTTAGTTCTTTTATTTATATCAAACTTTGCCCAATCATTTAAAGTGTTATTAAAATATATATCCCCATAATCTCCTGTAGGTAATTGCCCTACATATGTATTTATATAACTTTCAATAGCGGCTGCGTGAGCTTGTTTTACGTCTTCGCTTGAATTAGGTATACCGCCTATTTCTTTTTCTGTTACAGATAATTTATTCCAGATTTTATCTGGTCTATTCATAGAATATTTTCTATACCCTCTTCTTTTTAAATAATATAATAATCTTGGTTTATTATTTTCTGCAAGTATCGGCATACCATAAAAATGTAATGCCATTAATATATCTTCGAAAAATATTTCAGCTGTTTGAGGTCTAGCTATATATTCTAAAAAAAATTTATTAGACGGAGCGTCTTCCATACTAAATTTTGTAAGACCGTGTAAAGCACCTTTAGATCCTTGTCCATCTGTAGTTCCGGATATATCATAACTATCACAGCCAAAAGCTCCAATATGTTCATTACCTGGATGTTTAATACCATTTTTTGTTATATATTTATTTTGTAATTCTATAGAGGGCACCCAGCTTATATTAAATCTTCCTTTTGGATTTGGTATAAATTTTACTTTTGTATCTTTTATGCCATTTTCCCATTGAAAATCACCTGTACTATAATTAGAAGTTAATTTTATTTCTTCATTAAAATCAACTTGCTCATATATTTTTGCTAAATTAAATATACTATTTTTAGTTTCGTCCCTGAAAGCATGCTCTTCTGTTCTTGGGAATTGTCTATAAAATTCATTTAAAGCATCGGCATCTCCTTTTAAACCTTCTACTTCATTTTCCCAATGTGCAATAACTCCGACATCAATAGTTGCTCCATGTACATCTTCTGTTTTTTCTTTTGGACTATCGAAGACAGGTATTCCATAAGAATCAATGAATCCTTCGAAGTTCCATTCCATAGGTATAAACAAACTATATAATCCCGAGCGAGTCTGTCCATTGCGGTTTCTTTTTGTAACGTCTGAGCCATCATATAGTTTTTTAAAATTTTCACCACCTTTATCTAATGAGTTACTTGTTGAACCCATCATGCACTTACCAATAACTCTAGACCCTAATCTTAACGTGGTTTTCGTGACTCTCCAGTTGTTAAGGATGTTGTCTGGTCTCTCCCATTTACCCGCTTCATCGTGTACAAGGAGGGATAATTTCTCTCCGTCATACGAGTTGTCTCCGGTGTTTTTCCAATCGATGGTTGTGTCCAAACCCTCGAGCTCCTCAGACCTTTCGTTCGCGAGTATCTTACGTCTTGTAAATTTACTTGCTGGTACACGATAGGCCAGCTCGGTTTTGGGACGATCCATACCGTCTTGTATTGGTTTAAAAAAGAAGGGGTAATTGACCGATATGGGTACCACTTTATCTGTGAACATTTTTTTAGCATCAGCACCGGACTTCGATAATATTCCGTACCTAGAGTCTGAAGAGATGGTAGCTTGGTTAACAGCCTCTGATGATGCCATGAATGAAAAGCCAGACCGTCTATTCTTGAGGTAGCACATTCCATAGGATCTATCGTCAGCTTTGCAAGCTTCCCAGAAAATGAAGAAAAGTCTGTTTGCTTCTCTAAACTCCGGCTTGCCAACGTCAATTTTAGCCCACTGCAAGTACATATAGTGAGTGCCAGTAATATAAGTATCAATACCCTTATTGCGGAACCAATAGCCTTGTTCTCTTTTAGTAAACTCATTTTCAATATATTCGTGCCATCTATTTTTAAAATCTTGCGGCAACTCTTTCCAATCAAATATAGTTTTTACTTTTTTAAGTTCTTTTGGATAATCTTCTGCAACCCACTTGTCATGCTTTTTACATACGCTTTTGGATTTAGGTAAAGCAATACGTAAATTTTGAATTTCATATATTTCGTTAATTTGACCAGTTTTTGATATAACGATAATATCATGCTCTTTATTATATCCATATTTCCACTTTTTAGATTTATTTAATCTTTTAATTGTATTTATTTTTATAGGTTCTATAACCTTATATAAAGTTTGATTATACATTATTTAGATCTTTTTTCAGCAAAACCTTTAAAAACATTTTCTTTTTGCTCTAATGGTTTATTTTCTAATAACGCTTTTTCTTCTTCAATACGATTTAATATTTCAAAAGCATCAAATATAGCTAGCTTTTTTGTAGCCGCTGCATTTTTTAATCTGTCTGCCGATATATCATCTTCTGTTTCAACTATAGGTTCTTTAGCTACTTTTATAAGCTCTTTAACCGCATCATGCCCAGCTTGGATTATATTCTTTTTCGTTTCCTTGACGTTCATATTTAATAGATATTGAATTAGTTGGCACCCTATATAGCCTTTCGCCATCAACAATAAATTCATATTCACTTTCAGGCGTAAAACCCACTAAATCTTCTTTGTTAATATTATCAAGATCTTTATCAACATATTTTATAATACCTCTTAAGGGTATTTCTTTTTCATTTAATAATATATTATTAGATTTTATAGGTTTAACAAAACAAAAACCCTTGGGCGCATGCCATTTATTATTTCTTTTATATAAAAATATTTGGTCTAGTGTTATAAAATATTTGTTATTTTTATAATAACTTTTACTATTTTGCTCTTTACCTCTAATGTCATACCATCTTCTAAAAACATTATGATGAACAATAACTTCATCCCCAATTTTTATTTCTGTATTGCTTTTTTTTGGTATAGCTAAAACTATTCCAGAACGACTTATATATCGATGATCAGAGATCTCTGTATTTAACAGTAGCTCTGAGTCATCAATATATTTTTTATTATCGTATCTTTCTTTTTTAGGTTTAACTATAAAGTTAAATAAACTTTGCATTAATATTCTAAGTTATATTCGACAGCTATAGCCATATTTTTATTAAAATCTTTCCACGGTAATACTTCGTTATTTTTTTTAATATAAATAGAAAACTTGTCAGAATCTTCTACTATTGAATCAATAGTATGACCCCCGTAAACTTCTTGCCCAACAGCGTAGTGCATGGCATCATTTTTATAGTCTCTACCTATACTGATTTTTCTTACCAGTGACATAATTTTATTCTATTATTTCAGGTTGTGCATCTTCAGATATTTCTTTATAAGTTCCGTCTTGAATGTTAACAGATACTTTACCGTATGTTTCTTCTAAAGATTTTTGCATTTCTGCCATATCTGACTGCAAAGCTTGTGAAGCATGTAACAACTGGTGTTTTTGCATTTCAATATTACCTAATTGACTAGAAGCATTATTAAGTTTTGCAACTAATTCTTGTAGGCTTTTTAATTCTTCTTCGGTTATTTTGTTTTCTTTACTCATGGTTTTAGTTTTAAATTATTAAATTATATTTATTATTATTATTATTCTTCTCCTTCTTCACCTTCTTCTTCTTCTTCTTCCGT